TTGAATATAGATTATCACACTCTACTATACCATTACTGATTAGTAAATGTTTAATTTCTTTTAATGTGGTTTTATTAGTAATCTTATCTGTAAAATAAGATTGGGGTATATCAATATAAAGATTGTTATAGTTGGTATTATCGTCTTTAAAACTAAGAGCCCTTCTATATATCATATCACAGAATACTATAAGTTGTTCTGGATTTTTGTAGTCAAGGGTTAGTATAGCATCATATACTTTTTGTGGAATATATCTTTTAACTAAACTCATTACGGTTCGTTTTATTTTTGGGTTCGTTTAGATTTGAGAGGGGAGCGGGTAATTAAGCCGCTCCATAACGAACCTAACCTCTCATATATATCATAAAATTATGATTTATTGGTATTGTAATTATTTATAAGAACTTTAATTAATTGCCCGTAGCTCATCTTCTTACCTATTCTAATTATTTGAGTATCCATCAATTCTTTTAATTCTTCTGTAATCATTATTGTTTTGTAATTGTTTTTCATATTCATCTCTTTTATTTTTTATTTTAGTAATTGTTCTAATTTCTTATCTCTAATATGTTGTATGTTAAGTGTCTTTGCGTATTCCGAAATTATCTTTCTATTTATACCCCTTATCTTACAATCAGTATAGGTTGGGACATATTCTTTAATCAACCATTTAAGTGTTTCCTCAGCATCAACCCAATTCGGTTTGATGTATTCTATACTAGCATTTATAGTATAATCATCTAATTTTAGTAATTCTAAACGCGCTAGTTCGTATAATTCATTTTGTGTTCTTTTCATAATCATTTGTTTCTTTTGTTTCAATATAATATATATTATATATCTATATCTCCCTTACCCTTTTTTTTGAACTTTTTTTTTAATGAGTTGGGAATTATATTCCCAACTCTTTTAGCTTCATATCTCTTGACTCCGTAGTATAAACATCTATACACTTTTCACAGCCTATCGTCAAATGTTTCAACATAACAGCCCAATTTCTCGCCAACCCAGTATTACCACATAATAAATTATCTTTATATAATATATGGCATTCATCACTATATACAGCACCTTTATTACCATAAATGCTATATCCTTCCATTAAATCATCTTTGTTAATCTTTTTCATAATTCTATTTTGTTTTTGTATATGACTTTGTGTTGTCTGTATATCATATATAATATATATATAAAAAAGTTCTATCTCCCTTACCTCTTTTTGTATAATTTTTTTCTATACATATATAGATCTGGTCTATAAAAAAAGACACTAATTATTTAGTGTCTTCTATATCTTCCATAAGATCTTTTGTCGTTGAAGTACCCCTTCGGATAAGTAATTTAATTTTATCCCATAAACTCCAACCATAAATCTTAATCCAACTCTCATCTATACTACGCAACTCAACTAGTCCTAATATACCAGCAGCAAACTTTTCTAATGGTAATCCAGTATCAATAACATATTTATTCAACAAATAAACTGATATAACCATTATATTATATAATACAATTTTACTAATAGTATTACCCATCTTTCTACTAGTAATTTTTTCCTTACATTTTTTTGCCCGCCATATTCCAAATAACATATCAACTAAAATTAAAAAACCGGTTGTTAAACAAAGAGGTTTAACAGGTGCTAAAACTGCCACTATACTTACTGGTAGTAAATATAAATAATTAAATAGATTTCTCAATACTTCTCTCATAACTTAAACATAATAACATATAACTCTTTGTAAGATATATGAAGCCTTTTTTATAGTGTCATAATCACACTTACTATCCGTTCTGTGCCAACCATCATTTTGACTTTTGATTGGAATTGTAAAACTTATAGTTGGAATACCTCTTTTAATCCACTCAAAACTTTCATCTTCATCTTCAACTTTGCCGGTATATTTCTTAACTAAAACTTTATAACCTTCCCACTCTAAAAATGATTTAATCTTATTAGTATTTATATTCCAACAATTATCTAATACTACATCATAATCCCAATCTTTATTACTACATACATCTACGTTAATAACCATATCACCTTCTTTAAGTGTAGGAGCGTTGATTAATAATCCAAACTCTTCTCCTGTATTGTGATAGATTTTTATTCTACCTTCTAATTCTAATTGTTTGAATATGGGGTTTGAGAATAAAGTTAAATATAGAACTAAATTACCAACCCAATTATCTAAAAGTCCTTCAACTTTACCTCCTTCGTATTTGATGCTTTGTATATCCATTTTTACATTATCTATATGGCTAGTTAATAAAATCATAAATAATAACCCCTTCCGTTACAACACCTATCATCCTGTTGCCAACCACCTGATTTTCTCTTACCTAACGGCATTACATCAGGCAGCCATAAACCACCAAAATAAGTATTATTTTTAGCCCTTACCCTATTAACGCCAGTAGTAGTAAAATACTCTGGAAAATCAGAAGGATAGTTGGTAATATACTCTCTAATTCTTGTGTCGTAGAATTGAGCGTTATTACTTACTTGCTGTCTAATATACTCTATATCATTTCTACTAGATGGCTGCCCATATTCCGAAGATTTTTGACTTACAGCTTTATTAGTAACCTTAAAACCCAAAGAAGGTAGGGCTTCATATATAGCCCATAAAGCAAGAGCAGGTTGAATATAGTTATTCATTAGATAAACATATTGTGCTCCCTGTGGAGTATCAGTAGTATTTATATCATTTATATATTTGGTATATAAATCATATCCTAAAACTGATTGTGTCCTTACACCCTGTGCTATTAAGATAAAACTATCTAATGCGTTAGCATCTATATTTTCATCTAAATAACCAGAGTAGTATTTTTTTAAATAATCTACATCAATAAAATAAACATTCTGTAACATATTGTTTGATTGTTTTTATATACCCAAAGGCGAGTTGTCTTCCTCAATTCCCAAAAGTGTTTTTATATCTTCCGAACTCAAACCTAAACTAGTTTTTAATAAAGTTGTTGCTTGTGCTTCTGTTAATTGTCCCTTACTATATTGTCTAATAATTCTCATCATTTGCTGATGTTGTTTAGCAGTTAAGTTCTTTATATTATCATTAACCACTTCCTCAGCAGTATTTTGAACCTCTGGTTCTGGTTTAATTTGAGGAGAAGGTGTCCCTTCCGAAACCTTATCTATATTCTTTAAGTTTCTACCTTCTGTAAATCCAGATAATTTCATCGCTGTTTGAGCATCATAATCATTTTGTAATAACAAATAATACTTTTGTTCCTCTGTAATAGTTGATTGTAATATATTAAGTATATCTCCTAAATTGGTATTTAACTTACTAAATTGTGGTTGATAAGTATTAATTATTAATTGATCTTTGATGCCATTAATTCTTCTCAACCAATTAAAAATCTTTTCAATAAGGCGTTGTTTGGGAGAAGTATATTGAGTTTGAAAAATCTCTAAACTTTCTAACATTTCATTTCTACTACCCAAAGCACCCGGTGTTTCAATACCGAATAAAGCAGGATTAGTAACTCTGTGTGCTTTCAATATACCATCAGTCACTTGTTCGTTTAACATTAAAAATCTAGCATCAGTAGTATTCAATTCAATAGGATCAAAACTAACAGCAGTATCTTTATTATCACTAAAAGTCACCATTACATTACCAGCCATATCAGTTCCTTGATACTGAGCTTTTAATCTTTTAATAATCTCAAAAGCTTCTTCATTAGAAGGTTGTCCGATTGGAAAGTTTATATGCATACTAGGATGAAATCCGTTCTTAACATTATTTAAATGGAAGTTAGAAATCTCCCACTCTAATTCAATCCACCTAACACCCGGTTCATATTCGGGTCTAGCATACCACTCTGTTCCGGGTCTATATTCTTTTACATATAAGATTTGACTTCTCTTTTCCTTTTTAACAGTTGAAAAGCCAGGATATAAAGTTGGTGGATACTTTTGTACATTTTCCCAACCATCACTAATCCAATAATTTTCTATCTGTGGGTATTCATCTTTTTCATCAGGTACAGCAATTCTCACCTTTGACGGGTCAATATAATTTATTTCAGAAATCTTTTCTCCATCTTTACTCCATATAATGTTTAAATAAAAACCACCATATAATTCCAAATCAAGAGCAATCTTAAATAAGATTTCATCTAAATCATCATCATTATATATATTTTTAATAAACAGCATCGCTTCTGGTGATAAATTAGTTTTAGCAAAACCACCTCCACCTATCAACATACTTTTTTGTTTTAGAATAGCAGCGTGTAAGGAACTCTTATTAGATAAACTAATAAGGTATAGTGGATAAAGATTATCACTACCATATTCAACCCATTTTTTAGTTCTATTAATTTTCTCAAGGGGAGCAGGAATACTCACCGCATTAAAATTAAAACTATCTATTCTTTTTTTGTCGTCATTATTAATCATAAATCATTACATATTTTTATAGTATTTAATTGTGGCATCATTAGTTCCAATATATTTATTATTTTCCGTATAGGTTCCACTTATTATACATATACCTGTTTCCAATAGATTTGAAGCACTAGCCAAATTAAGATTATATGGAGTAGTCATTTCCCATACATTATAGGTCCACTCACCACTATTTGCTTTAATTATTCCATTAGTTAAACCACTATAGGTGGGAGACACTGAAATAGTAAATGAATTGTAATAATAAGGAATAGGGGAACTATCACTTTGATAAAATATGACTTCCTCAAAAGTTCCTTTCCTTATTAATTGCCACGTATAGTATGGATTAGCAGTTGTTGATTTCTCAAACAAAGTAACCGTTACAACACTTGTGGTTCCACTTTCAAGATATATCATTTCTTATCTACTTTTTTTTCTTCTTTTTCAAAAATATAATCATAACCCCTATTGTAAAAATAATCATATAATTCTTTATCAATAAATCTAGCAATTAAAGTGCTTCTAGTTGGGACATCATAAATAACTAAATCTAAATACTCTTCTTTTATCTTTAACATAATACTATATATTATTTATCTATAATTCTTTTTTATGTTTGTCGTAGAACTTATTAATTCTTTTCCACATCAAATCTACCTGCTTACCAAACTTATATTGATCGTATTCATTTATATTATCAGTTATTATCTCATAAAAAAATAATATGGTATTTATATCCATTAAGGTTACATAACCTTGCTTTTTAACCTTACTAATGAATAAACCTAAATTATCATTATTTATATTCGGTTGTAGTTTCTTATTTAACCTATATTGCTTACCGTAATTCTTACTACATCTCTTACAATAAGGGTTCCTATTATGGACTTTATCCTCTTTACAATTGCTACATTTGATATATATATATCTATATTTCTTTTT